CAACATCGGTCAGAACTAGAGTATAGGCCGTACCTGTCTGCGTGTTGATACCAGCCAGGACTCCTAGGGACTGATATCTGGCTGATAGCGCAGCCGCAGATGGATGATAAGCAACTATACGCCAGATACGCTCAGTACCGTCAAGCGTACTTTCAGCAATGGCAAAAAGCGTATCACCAGGATATGTCTGTAGATCTAGATTGCTGTTGCAATCTAGAAGAATGTGTGGACTGTAGGTAAATTTCGGACCTCCGGCTGCCGCAATTCTTATCCAACGAGCTGTGCCTATAGAAGTTACCTGAAATACCAGAAGTTACTGGCATCAGGTTTAGCGTTGCGGCAGAAGCTACGGTTATAGATGGCTTAAAGCCAACATCATTGGTGTAGACGCCATCACTAGTACCAGGGATAGCTTGTAGACCTGTCGAAGCAGTGCTGTAAACGATACCACCATTCTGTTGGTTAAACCTTGGGCCGGTGACGTTACCGGGGTTAACCGCACCAGCATTCTGAAAGCCGGCAACACCACCCTGGACGCCTTCAAGGAAGGCAGCAGTGAAGGTAATCGGTGCTGAGATAGTAGCAATACCTGTTAGGAAAACTGTGCTGCCAGAAACTGCTCGCACATGCCTGCCACCGCCGCCCGAGATCGTGTAAGCACCGGAAATATGAATGTTGCAGTTAGACGCTGCCGAAATATGTGTACCGGCCGTGCCGAACTCTACCGGCCCATCGACACTGATAAACGAATGAACCGCCCCCAGAAGGCACGTGCCCGTGCCAGCAGTGAGCTTGAAGCCAGACATCTGGATGCGTGCGCCTGCCGTAACGTGGATACACGTGCCAGAAGCTATGGTGATTGGGCAGTTCGACGGGGTGGTGTTGTTACCACGCAGCTTGATCGGGGTCTCGTCCGTCTTGGCAGCACCAAACGGGGCACCGCGATAGGTTAGGAAACCAGTACTGTCAGCACCGTCCTCAACCTGAATCGTAGCAATGTATCCGTTCAGATCATACTCTTTCTGGATCATGTCCATTGCGCCCTGCTTGGTCGCAAATGGTCCAGCTATATTGGTGTCGTCACCTCCTGATGCAGCAACGGTAAATGTCTGATCTGCCATCATTCTAATACGTGGACCAGCACCAACACCTGGGACAATACCAATCGTAGCCTGCATTTCTGCCTGCGTAGCGTCGTCAAGCAGGGTGCGTGCAAGGGCAGTCAGGGGCGTCGTAGTAGCTGTGTCTATGTCCGTGAAATAGGGCAGCTTGTCGGCCGCCGTTGTCAGCCCAGACAGGGCGTCCAGTGTGCTGTCATGTGGTTGAGGGTTTAACATCGTTTGGATGTCAGCCCACGTAGTCCTGACCAGATTATTTGATTGCCCAGCCAGGGCTACGTCGGTGACCGACAACCCCACAGCAGGTGCTAGGGAATTAACTCTGGTAAGGGTTATTGCCATGGTTCATGTCGCCAGTGCTGAGTCTTCATCAATGCCGAATATCAAGGTGCCGTCAACCGATAAGACAGAAGCAGTTCTAGACTGCACCCACGCAGACCAGGGGCCGCCCCTGATGCGCGCCCGCGCTTCGTAGGGAGTGTCATCATCCAGGACACCCGTCTCAAGTGCAGCCTGCCCTATGGGAGCCCAGAAGTTATTTCTGGTAGCTCCACCAACACGCCTGTATTCTACTTCATAACGCCCATCCTCTGGAGCTTCCCCTGATCTTGTTGAAGCTGAAACGGTCGGATCATCCCAGCTTACAAGGCCCTTGACAGCTTCTCCCCCACCAATGGGCATGGACAAGGTGTCAAAGGTAAGCGCCAGTGTCGGGGACTCATCAGAACCGAATATGTAAGTTATCAAATCACAGTAAGGTCCAAATATTCCAGTCAGGCTTTCTGACTTCGCCTTGACCTGGAAAATATCCCCATAAGTGTAATCCGTGACGACCACCTTGTTGTTCGCAGCAGTAAGGGCAACGGTCTTAAAGCTGGAAGCCCCCTGCTTACGGTGCTGTAGCGTGAAGCCAGCAACTGCCTTGCCCGTGGTCCCACAGGTGAACCGGGTGTCCCCGTTAGGCGCGTTGGTACCGGTCTCTATGCCGACAAACGGGGCCGTAGGTGGCGTGTCGTCAGGTGGGTTGATCTCACCCACACGCCCATCAAACGGCGGCGGTATTTCCGCATCAGTCAGATCATAAATTTCTGGGGCGTGATCTATGAAGGTAATCTGCGCCACCAACTTGTCTGAACGCTCAATGTTCTGCACAATCACGTCATGGCTTTCCTGGTTCATAACACCAAAGAAGGCCAGATCACCAACGTCAGGCGCATGTCCAGAAGGCACTACTGTAACGGTGGTTGTCTCACCTGGAGTACTGGAATCAACTTCCATTAGGAAGCTCTCATTTAGAGGATCATCATCCTCATCATGGCTTTCATTCAGATGACGGAACCGTATTCCGTACTTCTTACCCTCCTCAATGGTGACAACATCATCAAGGCCAATGAGTGGGAAAGCGTGCCAAGCGACACGTGCCACCTGTTGTGAACGGTCCAGAACATAGTGGCTAAGCTGGGTACGTGATCCAATTGAGTGGATTAGGTGTTCCCAGGTCTGGCTCACCGTGTAAATGTTGGGCCGGTTGAGGATCTCATACCAGCGCTTCCTGGCTTCTATCCACACTTCGTCAGCACTTGTCTTGCCCGGTATTTCAAACTGCTCAACGACCTGAGGATCACCCTCAAGATCAGGGCGGGGGATCGTACGTTCAGCGCTCTGCCACTTATTGTTCTCATCCTTGAATGAAACAAGAAGTGCGTCCGGGAACTTCACGAAGTTTTTCTTGTACTCAAAACCCCAGGAATTGCGTGGGCTGACATGCCCTACAATGACGTCTTGCTTACGATCAATGATAACGCTCCACCTGTAGCCGTCATCTACAGGGCGCGCACGGCCTGCACCAGCAATCTTTACCAGCACGTCCCACATAGAAGCGTCAGCGTCGTGTATGTCGTTGTAGTGCAAGCCGTTGTCTTCACAGAATTCATGCCATTCCTGCAACGTTTCCAGGTCAATTTGAGCGTCAGTAGCCCTCACCACGTCCCTGATCTGCGGTCCTTGCAAGGCAAAGCGGAAGGCAGAAGCCGGGTTATCAGTACCCTTGAAAACCCATTGCCCAATTTCCTTCTGCCAATCCATGCAAATTCTTTCAGCCTCAAAGTTGAACTCATCAAGAGTGCCCTGCAACTGGTAGGTCGCCTTTATGCGTACAGCGATCAGGCACAGAGGTCTTGGAAAGGCTATTGGGTATTCTGGTTTGAAGGTTCTTAGGGTAACCCATTCTACATCATCATGGAAGGCCGCAGCATGGACCTTTTCCGACGGGCTTCTGGTAAGTTGAATTTCGTAACGGGCACGTTCTGGCACGGTCCATCGAAACGACTCAATGAACTGGTGATCAGTAAATTCGTGCAGATCAATGGAACCAGCACGTATCCAAGGATCATCAGTACCATCAAGACGGTAATCAATATACACGTGTATATCTATGTTGGTATTGTCACCTTCATCCTCAACGCGGAACAGACCACTTGGGAAGTTTACATCTATGGATAACTCAGTTGCATCAGCCGCACTTACTTCTAATGCCGGCCCAAGGTAATTGCCCGGCCTGTCCTCCTTAGGAAGCTGCGGGTCCAGCATTTTCTTAATGTTGACCTCAATTACCTGAGACGGGTAAAGGGTTATGGGATCATCATCTTCATACCCATAGCGGGTATCAATTTCTACTGAGTTGTCCTCATTGGCACCTACGTAATCCAAAATGTCGGTTTCACCAATCTTCATATTATAGATGTTAATCGGGCCGTAGCCTGGGGTGAACAACGCCGTGACGTACTGCACCCGGCCAATTTCCTCTTTTACGTTCTCAGAATAAGGCAAGGCTGCATAAGGAGGTGCGTAGCGAATGTAGCCATAGACACATGGAACTGGGCCACCTGGGTTCGCTTGGTTGTTCCATCCCTGTATGGTCGCTGCTTCGCTTGTCTGCTTTTCCTCATCCGGTTGCGGCATGGGGATAAGACTAAACAGCAAATGTGCTGCAACCGTAATAGAAGTTACAATAATTGCCTTTGCGACCGTCTGAGTGACGCCAAGGGTAAGGGCCAGCGAGGGGGCATAGTAATTGCCAATGGCAACGGCAGCCAAAGTGGCTAGAACTGTAAGAATTGTACGGAACTGACCGCCGTGTGGTATGGCACGTACTATCAGGCAGCTTCCTGTATGCGGCTTAACTTTGTGCCAGTCATCCTTGGAAAGCAGGTGATCGCCAATCATCACCCTGACATCAAGGCCAATCCTGGGGGCCTCAACCATGCTAAAGACAATATCGAGCATGGTTGCCACATTGGTACCAGGCTCAAATGAAATTTCTGTACGTTCGCGTTTGGGATTTATATAGGGGACCAACAGCAAATTGACCCGTTGTGGATCAAAATACGGTCTCACAGCAACTGTACTAAGTGCCGTCCCCATTGATTAGCCTTACGTGCCTACAGAAGCCAATTAATCTCGGCTCCCACTTCCTTGACCGGTACTGCTCAATGCAGCTTTCCCTACCTTCCTCAATGTGAAGCATCCATCCAGGCTTCACCACTACTCCCATATGCGCGGGCAGTCCCGCCCTACGGAATACCACTACATCAAATGGCTGTTCAGCACCAGTGCTTATCGGCCTCCATATATCGGTGCCGTAGTGCCGGAAAACGTTAGCACATTCTTCCTTTTCACGCGTTGACAAATAGTCCTCTGTCATGAGGGGTATTTCTATACGCTTCTGCTCAATGAGAACTGTACGGGCAAGTCCAAGGCAATCAACGCCTGTCCACTTGTCCCTGCCCAGGTCCAGCCACGGCAGGCCCACATACGCTTCTGACCAGTGGCTCACCGGAACAACCCAGGAAACCGGCTGGCCGTAAAGTGATCGCAGGGGCTTGGTTCTGTGATGACGGGCACCCGGCCTATCTCAACAGTGATCTTATCTTCGGTGGCAGTAGCACTGGTTACTTCAAGGCCAGAATAATATTCCTCAATTGAGTCTGGCGAACTGGCTAAAACCAAGGCCATGCTGACGGTAGCCCCAGTATCAGTTTCCTTAATCAGCGACACCAGATCTGTCGTCACGTTTTCAAAGATCAATGAGGTGGTCGGTGGGGCGTCAATGTTCTTGTCAGGCAGCAAGGCGCTCATCAACGCGAAATAGTAGTTTTCCCCATTGGAAACAGTGCCGTAAGTCAGCGGATCTGTATCTAATCGCTCGGTTGGATGACTTGACAACCTTTGCGTTTTATCCCAATCAGGGTGATCTATGGTCACCAGTACAATAGCCATCTCATCTGATTCTTCAGCAAAGATGGCTTTCCTGAGGGTCAGCGATAAGCGCGGCATTGGCCAGCCTCAGAAGGGGTGAATGTCAAGTTGGAAGGCAAGCTGTGTAAGCCTATCCGTTTGGGCTGCTTCGCTGGGTGTAGCATCGCCAAAGAGGCAAATCCAGTAAGTCTGAGTTAGAATTTGATCACCTGCGTCGGTCAGCAAACCGCTATCCGTACCTTGCGCTGTCCATACTTCAGAACCATCAAGCTGCTGGTCAGCCAGCATGAACGGAAGTACACCGCCCCCGGTGTCATCTGACCAAAAGGTGCGGAACCGGGTTACCTGCTCAACGTTGAACATGCAGGACACGTTTGCCTGGGCGACAGCCAGGGCTGTGACCCTGCGCGCCTGTACGTGGCCGCTCTGCATACGGGTGCGCAGACGGCCCTCAGGCACGGTCCTTGTGAACCCCTGAATTAGCAGCCCACCCAGTTCCTTTGGCCAGACAACCATGCTCATGCTCTAATCAACCTCGGTCTGACCCCGTAGAAGTCATTCATGGTCTTACGCGGCTGGGTACCAGTTGAACTGGTGC